GTTCGGGATACTTGGCGTTGTGGTGCGGATGAACGACAAGATGGAGCGCATCAAGAATCTGCTGCGGAAGGATAAGCAAGCGGCATGTGAGGCGTATATGGACTCGTTCAAGGACATGGCTGGCTACGCGCTCATTGGAGTGCTGCTTGAAGAGAAGAAGTGGAGCTAGAGGATGGATAAGGACATAGCTATCCCTTTGCTATGTGCTTTGTATGTGGCTTACTTCATCCTACGGAGATGAAGTGAGCTTAAGGGGCGAAGTCGGGTTCTTGCGATAAGCAAGAAGCAGACGCAGCATGGAGGTGATGCAGGTGAGAGGTGGGAGAGGTGAACTTCGCAAACGCTGCTCGCTTCGCTCACCCGCGCTTTGCTTGCGCATGTTGAACCTTATGCCTCCGCCCATTCGGGCTTCGAGCATAAGCCTCAACATTTGCACGGTGTAGCTATTCTCTTGCGAAGCAACCACATCCAGAGCGTGAGCGATGGAGATGAGTGAGCAGAATAAGCCCCTTCCCATAAAGAAGGAGCTTTATCATGCTTGGAAACAACGACATCCGTCGCGGTCGCGCATCGAATCGTTTCGCATTTTTGCCGTGGCACGAGCGAGGGTTTACCCATCAATGTACTCTAGTCTACTCTAGCGGACTCCACGGAAAGCAGTGCTTATGAGGCACTTCTATTAAGAGTGTGGGGCAAACCCACTCTCCCTCCCTTAGCCGGTATGACGATTTTACTCGTAGCATGACGGTTACGCTGGTTCTATTTGAACCGAAGCCAAGATATGCAAGAGATAGACAAAGAGCAAGAGGAAAAGCTGGTGGAGCAGATACTCCGGCTCAAGCAAGAGCCGCATCCGATTATCCCCATGTTGAGCGTGGAGGAGCGCAGGCGGATGATTGGGAATGTGGGCGCGTTTCGGACAATCGAGTTGCTTGAGCTGCGGGAGAACAGAATCCGCGCAGAGCAGTCTGACCCGATACGCTACGGCACAGAGTTCGATTCATGGGCAGACTCAGACAAGCTGCTCTCCGAATACAACGAGATGATTATCTTGGGCGGAAACAGGGCAGGCAAGACGGAGTACGCTGCAAAGAGGGCCGCGCAGATGTTTGTTGGCGCAGACTTGGGCGGCATGCCCGACTGGATCAAGGAACGTATCGAGAAGCGCAATCTGCGGATATGGATGCTCCATACGAGCCATTTCACCTCCGTGTCAGCGCAGCAGAACGTCTTCTACAAGTATTTGCCCAAAGAGCTAAAGAACCTCAAGAAGAGCGTTCACACCCAGATTGGCTACAGCCAGAAGAACGGGTTTACAGACAACACGGCGGTATACATGGGAAACCAGGTGTGGTTTATGAATTACTTCCAAGACATCAAGGTGATTGAAGGTGGTGAGGTGGACTTCATCTGGTGCGACGAGCTTGTGCCGCAGGATTGGCTAGAGACGCTAAGATACCGTTTGGTGACAAGGAACGGCAAGATGCTCATCACGTTCACCCCTGTCGAGGGCTATACATCCGTTGTGAAGGAGTACGTCAACTCAGCCAAGATTACGCACTGGAAAGAGTCCGACTTGCTCCCGAATAGCAACGTCATCGGTGTTCCAGCGGGGCACATGCCGTACATGGCCAAGAACGTGTTCGGGAAACACGCCTGCATTTGGTATCATTCGAGGGACAACCCCTACAACAACTGGAGCCGGATGAAGGAGACGCTCCGAGGGAAAACAACGAACGAGATTAAGATTCGCGCCTACGGCTGGGCTGAAGCAACAGCAGGAAGCCAGTTCCCTCTGTTCAATGACCACAACATCTTTAGCAAAGACCCAAGGGAGATTGAAGGCACGAACTACATGGTGGTTGACCCAGCAGGGGCACGAAACTGGTTCATGCTCTGGGTGAGAGTGGACAAGAACGGAGTGCTCTGGGTGTACAGAGAGTGGCCTGACCAAAGCTATGGCGAGTGGGCGTTGCCGTGCGAGAAGCCGGACGGGAAACCTGGGCCAGCGCAGCGCAGTTCAGCAGGCAGAGGCGTGGACGAGTACAGTCTGCTTATCCAGACGCTGGAGATTAACGACAAGGATAAAGAAGAGATAGCAGAGCGATATATCGACCCAAGAAGTGCTGGAACAGCCGCTATGACGAAAGAAGGCGGGGTTACGCTGCTTGATATGCTAGCAGACGCCGAGATACCGACATACTTCATCCCCGCAGCTTCGGCCAACGTGGACGAGCGTGTGCTCATCATTAACGACCTGCTATGTTACGACAGGGAAAAACCCCTAGAAGAAGGGGTGAACCATCCAAGGCTTATGGTGCATGAGACGTGTCAGAACCTGATTTACTCGCTTCGGGAGTGGACAGGCGCAGACGGGCAAAAAGGAGCTAGTAAAGACCCTATTGACGCACTAGGATATTTGGTAATGATGAACCCGCAGCATTCGGATGCGACGGATGAGCTTATGAAGGCGGGACAAAAATTTGCAGGAGCGTACTAATGACTTACGACAAAGATCCACTAGCGATTGCAGGAGCAACGCCCGATATTGGCGACCTTCTGGACGAGTATAACCGCTCCATGGTGAACTCAAGCCAAGGCAACTTGGCGACAAAGTTCGATAACATCCGTTTTTGCAGGTGGTCTGGACAGACAGACGACGGCAAGAAATGGAGCAAATGGCGTGAAGAAGGCAATCCAGCGTGGCCTTTCGAGGGTGCAAGCGACGTTAGGCTCCGGCTTGTTGACAGCACCTGCAACGAGTTGTCCGCCCTGCTAGTTACAGCCTACCAGAGAGCTGACATCAACACGCAAGCTGCAAACCTGCAAGACCTCCCGCTATCGACGATTGCGAACAGCCTAATGAACTGGGTTCGCGACAACAAGATGGCGAACGAGCTTCGCAAAGAAGCAGAGCTAGCAGCGCAATACGCTCTTCAATACGGCTGGACAGCATTCTACGTTGGCTGGGAGCAGCACATCAGCAAGCGTCCACAGTCCATTTCCATGGAACAAATCATGGGCCTAGCGCAGCAAGCAGGCAGCGAGCAACTATCGCAGCTTCCCATGCTGATTGTGGAACAGCCAGACGTAGCAGCGTCCATCGTGCAAGCTGCTCTGGGGATTGACCTCTCTGAATGCAAGCGCATGGTTAAGGAGCTAGCTGAGACAGGTGAAACTTCATACGACGAAGAGTATGTCTCTCGCAACTTGCCAACCGTGCAAGCTCTCAAGCCTTGGGACGAAATCATCTTCCCGCCTGAGACAGCAGACTTGCAGAGAAGCAGGGTTATTTTCCGCAGAACGTGGATGAGCGAAGTGGAGCTACGCGAGAAAATCACCACAGACGGTTGGGATCCAGACTGGGTTGAGAGAGCATTACAGCAGATTGGCAAGAGCAGCACGCTCTACAACATCAACCTGCTCCCTACGACGACGATGCTCGTCTACAACGGGGTCAACTACAACAACATGGTTGAAGTGGTGTATGCATACCAGAAGAGCTTGGACGGAAAAGCTCCCTGCATTTACTACACCGTGTTCTGTCCGCAGGCTGCGAGCAATAGGCGTGAGGATGACGCAAGCTGGGCTATCTACGAAAAGCTGGACTACGCACATGGCGAGTATCCGTTCGTGGAGTTCCGCAGAGAACAGCTCCGCAGAGCGATTGCAGATAGTCGCGGGATTCCTGAGCTGGCGATGACCGATCAAGACGAGATTAAGGCGCAGCACGACTCTATCCGCGATTACACAGCATTCGCAACGCTGCCTCCCATCAAGGTGGTCAAGCGCATCGGAGCCATCAACAAGGTTGGCCCAGGCGTGCAACTGCCAGTGACGCAGCGGGACGATTACACATGGATGGAGCCTCCGGCACGGGAGCCAAGCACAGCGTTCAACCTCATCAAGTCCGTGGAGATGCGGCACTGCGCGTACTTCGGAGTCTCGCACGAGCTTGTGAATCCGGTCAGGACGCAAACGCTCCAGCAGTTGCTCGTGAACAACTGGCTTATGAGCTGGAGAGGCGTGTTCCGGCAAGTGTTTGCTCTGTGCTCACAGTTCCTCTCACCAGAAGAGATTGCAGCGATTACTGGAGGCTTCCAGATTCCGCAGAACCTGTCGGCTATCCACAACGAGTTCGACATCAACATCCGCTTTGATGTCAAGGACATGAACCCTGACTACATCGACAAGAAGATTCAGTTCTTGCAAGTCATTAGCCAGATGGATGCTGGCGGGGCCATTGATAAGAACGCCTTAACCCGCATGATGCTGCAAGCTGTGGCACCAGAGGTTGCGAACCAGCTTATCGTGAACCAAGCGCAAGCAAGCCAGCAGATGTACAAGGACGTGCAGAGCGACATTGCCAACATGCTGCTAGGCAACGAGGCCATTTACTCTGAGAACGATCCAGCCGCACAGACCAAGATGCAGTTTGTGCAGGACATCATGTCAAAGAACCCGAAAGCGCAAGCGGCATTGCAGCAGGACGAGAACTTCAAAGCTCTGTTTGAGAACTATGTGAAGAACATCCAGATGAGCCTCATGCAACAGCAGAACGCTCAGATTGGGAGATTGGGAGTGAACCAAGTTAACAGTCCTGCGTAATGCCAAAGCCTGCCCCAAAAGAAGACTTCTTAAGCAGGGTTACGCAGGCAATAGAGCGAACACGGCAAGCGTACCTAGAGAACAAGACAACGGCAGAAGACCCGTATGGACTGCCACTAGAACTCAGGAGAGGGGGTTCCGTTTCGCCGCTGGAG